GGCAGCACGGAGCGCCTCCACAAACTCGATCGGCACGATGAAGCGCTGTGTCGGCCTATCGACATAACCCCGTTCAGCCAGTGCCCGAGCGGCATCGACTAGCCGCAGGTATTCGCGCGCGACGATGAAGCAGTCATGTTCACGGCTGGCATCAATGCTGTGATGCACCTGGAGCCGGTGCGCCGCGTCAATGGTTTTCTGATTCACCGCACCACCCCAATCACCAGCAGAATCAACGCTGGTTCACAGCACCACGGACATACCGCGCGATTCTCTTTCGGTGCGGCAATGAAAAACGTCTCGGCGCACCGCGTGCATTTTGTCTGTAGTGCTCTCATGGCTGCCCCTCAAACTCGTTGTCCCACACATACCCCAGCCCGGATGACTCGCGGCCCATGTCGGGCTGTGCGGGCGGCTGATAAAAGGCGCAGTGCTCAGCGTCCAATTCCCTTTGGCGAAGATCGCAATCAACATCCCAGGCATTCGGCCCGGACTGCTTTCGGCGGTAGTGTCGGCACAGGCAGCACACGTTCATCACTCGGACTCCACCGGCTGCACCGTGTCGTACAGCTCCAGCATGTCGCGCATGGCCTCGCGTGATTGCTCGATTGCGTCCTTGTGTACGTCCACAGCCAGCTTTTTAAACTGCGCGGCGGGAATGGAAAGCTCAGTCTCGGCCCGCTCAGCGATGGCTTTCAGAAGGTCTTTCTCGGCTTCGATGCGGGTGAGGCTGTTGCTGTATTCAACGAGAAGTTTGTTCAGTGCGTCTGGGTGCATGGGTGCTCCTGTGCCGCGTCGCGATTGACGCGGCTGGATATGCGAAAAATCGCAATTGACTTTGTGATGGCTAAGCGGGCAACGCCAACCAACTCTTTACCCACTGCCGAACAATATCTGCACCCCATTCCTTTGCGGTGGCGTCCAGATACTCAATCATGTCTTCCATGTCTTTTTCCATCCGCACCCTTTTGGCATCTTCAGCCCGGCGTTTACGTTCCGCTTCTGCTTCAGCCGCCTTTGCCGCCTTTGCTGCTTCCTCCTTGGCCTTTTGTTCATCCAGCCACGCAAAGAACTGCGCTTTTTCATCGGCCCCGGCCTGCTTGGGCGGTATGTCTAGGGCGGATGATTTACAGAAATCACCCCACCAACGATAAAGCGTTTGCGTCGGGGTCCCGGATGATTTTCCCATTTCACTAAGCCAATTCTCATTTGCCGCTTTATTCTCATTGAGAATTCCGCTGTCGTGAGAATTTTCCTGTAACTTGGTAATCAGCCGCCCCACTTCAGCCGCAAACGCTTTCCGCTCAGCCCCGGTCAATTCCTTGCGGGCGTTGTTTTCCTGAAGTTCAGCTAACAGGCACTCGTCTTCGCTGGCAGTCTCTGGAAAGACAAGCGCCGAAACTTCAGGCCACCCGAGAGACTTGATCGCTTCCAGGCGATGCGCACCGAAGACCAGCCGATACCCGTTAGCGGATTCCTGAACGCCAATGTTTTGCAGCAATCCCTGCTGCTCAATCGACTTTTTCAGTTCAGCGACGGTCGCGCTATCGACCGGGCGCTTGCGGTTTTCAACCTTAATGCTGGATACGGCTACGAGTTGCGCGCTCATCAAAACAGATCCCGATTGGTGCTTTTCATGAAGGATTCCAGGTCTTTAAAAACCTTAAGGTGTTCGTCCTGCTGTTTCAGGCACCATTCGACCGAGCACGGCTTTGGTCCGCGGCCCATAATCAACAAAACGGCGGGGATATTGGCCTTCCTGAGATTGGCCACGGTGTAGGGGAATTTTTCGTCGGCAGACCCGGCAGTTTCCTGATATTTGCATTCGATAATCATCCCGTTAGGGTATTTTTCGGGATGCCAAACGAAGAAATCGACCCGTAGCGGGGAACCATAAATACTGGAGAATCGACCCCTGAGCTGCGCCACGAAAAACGGGAACTCGAATTTATCCGGCAGCTTTGTCAGAGACACATACCCTTCGCTACGCAGACGCTGCGCAATCAAGTCCTCAAAAACGCGGCCATTCCGGTTGGCCTGACGCCCCTGGGACTGCACAACCGCGTTCAAGAGCGCCACCCGTGAGACTTGCTGATGCACCACCCAAAGCGCGAGAACTCTTTCACAAACGCTTCCGCCCTGGACTCTGGGCCGAAATAAAAGAACGTCTGTCCGCGCGTGTTTCCGCTGACCCGCTTGCCGTCTGGGGATTCAAACGAGATCCGATGATGCGTGAAACATACCGCTGAACTGTTTTCCCGTAGTGTTTTAAACCACTGCGTATCAGTTGCGTTGTTCACCAGAACAACGGCTTGCCGAATATTCCCAGCAGTCAGGTTTTCAATAAACGTATCCACGGCCTTGCCGATGATGCCGCCGGAATATGGAGGGTTCATCCAGACGCAAACGCCTTCAGGATATTTACGCTTGTCTTTGCGCCATGCGTTACTGAAAGCCGAACGGTCCTCGGTCAGGATGCGCGCGGCCTTGACGGTTTCGTTTGCGCGGTCCGAGGAAAACGGGTCAAGGTCTATCCCGCCCATGACCGCGCGCGCGGCATTGATGTAACCCGCAGGCGTGTACCAGGAGTCGGAATCACGGTCTGCCGACCCGCTTCCGGGCTTCTTGCCCACGTACCCCATGCGGTTGATGTTCGCAATTTCTGCTACACTACTCATCAGTTCATGACCTCTTTGCCAGGTTTTGAATTAGCCGGCTGTCACCGGCGCAATGAACCCGCTTCGGCGGGTTTTTTGTTGCCTGTAAAAAACCCCGAACATCGGAGGAGGAGTACCGATGCCGGGGAACAGCACCGCAGGTAGGGGCGCGGTGTTCATGTGTCGTCCCGATTCTGGCCAAAACCGCCCGGTTCTTGCCGATCGCTGGATGCCCGCCGGTCCATGCCGGACACTTTTTCCCGCACATGGCAGCGGGCCATGTGGCGCAGGTAGTCCGATAGGGTCCGGTCATCATTCTCGGCGAGGTGCTTGAGCGACAAATACAGCTCAGCATCCGCGAGGAACTTAATCTCGTGATCGCAGCGCATGTCAGGCGTCCTGGTCGGGGGCAGGTCCAAACACATCCGGGCGCAGCGTATGCCGGCTGATCCCCGTCGCCGCTTCAACGGCAAGCACGCGCTCGGCAGGGATGCGCCCTTGCTTGATCCATGTATGGACGGTCGGCGGTTTGACCCCGACCAGCCTGGCTAGTCGGTATCCGCTACCAGCCGCAGCCACAGCGGCCTCAATGGGTGTGGTGTTCATATCACTAATATTAGTGAATACCTAATTATTGGGCAAGCGCTATGTTATCCCAAAAGTATTTTTTGGCAGCGCAACATGGGTCTATGCCTAGAACCTACATTGCTCAAAAACTAGGTATTGGCTATTGACAGATTGTTAGGTAACCCCTAACATTCCCCTCAACCCGCCACCCCGGCGGGCATGAGGAGCACGCCATGACCAACAGAACCTACGCCCCCCGCGCCTGGCTCGACGACGAAGGCCGTCCCCACGTCACCTATTGGTCGAACGACCACGATTCCGTCATGCGGGCGTGGGAAATCGACATGCTCCCCAAGCCCCAACGCGCCGCTGCCACGAAGCAGTGGTTCGATGAAGTATCCGCCCGTCAGCAGCAGCAGCCCACCCAGCACTAGGAGACCGCAATGCAAAAGCGTCAGAAGATCGTACCCAACCCGGCCATTTCCGCCGTATCCGTCGCCCGTCGGACCGCCACGCAGGAGACACCGAGCGAACGCGCGCGCATCCGTGCTGCCACCGTCGCGCAGCAGCGTGACGACCGCATCCGCACCGAAGCCATGCGCGCCCCGATCGACCCGGCCCCGACGTTGCGCGATGAACTCGCCCAGCAGCGTCGCCGCGAGATCGGCGCACCGATGGCCACGATGGTCGACCCGCTGGATGGCTTGTGCAACAGCCTGATCGATCTCTGGGCCCGCATCTCGACCCCGCTCATGTTCGCGGTGTGGTCCATCGGCTGTTTTGCCCTGGGGCGGCTGTCATGAGCGAAATTCCAGAAGTGGCGCAATTCATTCGCGAGTTGCGTGAACTGCGCGACCGGATAGCCGCGCGCGAGGACACCGTGATGCTGGCCATGGCCGAACTGGCCAAGCAGAACCGCGAACTTGCGGACCGTGTCAGCCGCCTTGAGCATGGCCGCAGCGAGGACGTGCAGCGCATCGATGCGCACGGGCTGTTCATCGAGCGCGCGATCCTGCCGCTGAACCTGCGCCGCGCGAATCCCGCTGACGAGGAGTTCGTAACCATCCGCGCCGAGCTTGAGCGGCGCGAACAATAAAAAAGCCGCAGCCCCGGGATCAGCGGGGCGCGGCCTCACACAACACAACAGGAGCAACACAATGAACCAGCATACCAGCAATCAGCGCGCTCAGTACAGTTTCACAACCTTGCAGGACGGCCCAAGCTGGCACATCTACGAGGTCGCGCAAGTGTACCCAAAGT